CACTATTGCTTATCCTGAACCTGTGTTGGAGGTTGTTTAATGACTTACTGCTAAGTCATTAATTTTATTACATTTTTTTAGGGTTTACTTATTTTCGGTTAGGGTATAGAATATACTTATGATTAGAAAAGAGGAAAAACTGATGAAATACGGAACTTGGAATAACGAAGTCTACAACACTAAACACGGTGGTCCATATGACCGTGGAGCTGCAGATTCTTACTACGGTCGCCCTCGTGACCCTCATTATTGGCCAGCAGGTACTCATAAGGGTTATCGAATCGACGAAGGTGCTATGACTCGCTTCGATATTGAATCATATAATGCAGGTTATGATTGGAACGAAATGCATGGGGATAAGAAGGATTGGGGTTAAAAAACTCTAAAAATCTATTTACTTTATTCTATCAACGTAGTAATATTAATATACTGTCTCTGATGAGTCCGTAGGGACGAAACTCCGAAAGGAGTCAGGCAGCGAAGTGACTGTCGATTTGAAAACTGAAACAAGGTGAACTTTACTATGACTACTAAGATTGAACGTGTACTTACGGCTCTTCAGGATGGTGAGACTCTTACGGCTGCTCAGATTGAGTCCCGTTTCGGCGTTGGCAATGCTCGCGCTACTGTCTCCAATCTTCGTATGAAGGGTTATGCTATTTATGCAAATCCTCGTAAGAACAGCAAGGGTGATACCAAGATCTTCTATCGTCTTGGCACTCCTTCGCGCGAGGTTGTTGCAGCGGGTTATGCCGCCCTCGCCGCCGCTGCGTAGTTAGGATGGGGGAGAGATTGACTCTCCCCCTTCTTACTTATGGTTAATTCGGTAAAAGAAAAACTGAAAAATGCTTTCACACTTGGCTTTTTAGCTGGGTGTTTTACCGTTGGATTTATTGGAACATTGATATATATGATTGTGTTAGTCCTTTCATGAGTGGTTGGTTAATCATATTGACAGGCGCGATATATGCTTATGTTGCGTTTGACCAATCAATGAAAGGTAACGCAGGAATGGGAATAGCATATGCCGGATACGCCTTCTCGAACATTGGACTCTGGATCCTTGCAACAAAATAAACAAAGTGAAGTTGATGATACAATTTGGTGGTTAGATCATCATGTGATGATTACCATGCCTATGATTGAGAAAAATAACAAATGGGGAAATCCGAAAAAAGAGGAATAGATGAATAATTTTAGCTTACGTATTGGACCATTAGACATAGATGTTATCTTTTGTCCATTGAATGAAGAAATGTTTGGTGACTTTTGTTACATTAAGAACAAAATTCGCATCGAAGAAAGTTTGTCCGGTCCTCCTCTTGTAGATACGTTGATCCATGAAATTAACCACGCTGTTTGGAAAGTCGGTCAACTAAGTAACAAGAAGCAAGGCGAAGAACGTGCTGTATCTGTGATGGCTTCAACTTGGACACAAATCTATCGCGATAATCCTTGGTTGTTAGATTGGATCGCAAAGCACTTAGAATTGAGTAAGAAAAAGAATGGTAAATAAGGTAACTCCATTATACGATCTTACATGGTTTGTAAAATGGATTGGCACGTTCCTAATCATTGCTGCGATTACTGTACGTAGCACTGAGGGTTCTCAACAATTAGACGTATTGTTATCAATGCTCGGCTGTGCTTGTTGGTGGTTTGTAGCATTTCGTTGGCATGATCGTGCGTTGCTCGTGATTAATACTATCGCGATGATGTTACTTTTTTCAGGAATGGTTGACATTATTTGAAAAAGTATTATATATACAATGAGGATGCCTTTTGGGTCCTCTACATATCAACCTTGCTTACATAGGAGGTTAACATGGTAAGCTATGATATCGACAAGTTCGATCCATTTTTCGTTGGTGCGGATCGTCTATTCAGACACTTGGATAATTTGCAGCGTATGACTGCAACACCAACAAATAACTATCCACCTTACAACATACTAAAAGTAGATGATGACCACTATGCGATTAAGATTGCGGTGGCTGGATTTACAGAAGAAGATTTAGATGTAACTCTTGAAGATTCCAAACTCACGATAGTTGGTAAGATTCAGAAAGAGGAAACTACTAAGGTCTTGCATCGTGGTATTGCGAATCGTGCATTTAGTAGGGAGTTTACTCTCGCTGATACGATTCAGATTGAAGACGCAAAACTTGAACACGGTATGCTCACGATCTCTTTGATTAATGTAATACCTGAAGATAAGAAACCTAAGAAGATTCCTATTCTAACAAATACAAAACTTCTTGAATCGAACCCGGAACTTTTAACTGAGGCATAGAAATTGATTTACTTTTGTGATGAATGTGATTATAATTAAAGTATGACACGATTCTACACTTCAGTTGAAAGAACCGGCACCGACATTCTATATGTCGGTTATGAGGACGGGCGAAGAGTTGTTGAGCGTATTAAGTATAAGCCAACGCTCTTCGTCCCTACTCGAAATCCATCTAAGTATCGCACTCTTGATGGAGTAGTGGTTGAAGAGTATCACCCAGGCAGTATGTTAGACTGCCGTGATTTCATTCGTGAAAACTCTGCTTCTAACTATTCAATCTATGGCAATCGCGATTACGTCGCACAGTTCATTTCAGATAGATTCCCTGACGGTTGTACTGCTGATATGAGCGTGATGAACATCACGTTCCTTGACATTGAGGTTCAGTCTGATCAAGGATTCCCTGAACCATCTGTGGCTAATCAACCTGTAACAGCAATCACGATTAAGAATAATCTTGATGATACTTTTTACACTTGGGGTATCGGTGCATTTGAAAAAGAAATCTCTATCGTTCAAGATAAGAACATAGAGTATTATCGTTGCTCAGATGAGTATACTTTGCTCAAGAGTTTTCTAGCACATTGGCGTAAGAACATTCCTGATATCATTAGCGGATGGAACTCCGAAGAGTTTGACATGCCGTATCTGATTAATCGTGTTGCTAAGATTCTAGGCGACGAACAAACGAAAAAGTTTTCTCTGTTCAATCGCAAACCGGAACTTGATAGGAGGGAAGGTAAAACTTATAACATTGTTGGCACAACGCAACTTGATTTTATGGCGTTGTTTAAGAAGTTTGGTTGGAACACTTACGGCAATCAAGAGTCATATAAACTAGACAACATTGCCAATGTAGTTTTAGGTGAAAAGAAACTTGACTATTCAGAATACTCCTCTCTTGCCGCTCTCTATCGCGAGAATCATCAGAAGTTTATTGATTATAACATTCGCGATACTCAACTCGTTGAACGAATGGAAGAGACGGCTGGGTTTATTTCGATTGCTTTGACTCTTGCACATAAAGCAAACGTGGTGTATGTGACTGCGTTTGGATCGGTGAAAATCTGGGACACTTACATTTACAATGTTCTTCGTAAACAGAATATCGTAGTCAGCGAACCTGATGTAGTAAGCGGCGATAGAAGAATTGAAGGTGCTTATGTTAAAGAACCACAAACGGGTATGCATGATTGGGTTTGTTCTTTTGACTTGAACTCGCTTTATCCACATTTGATTATGCAATATAATATGTCACCTGAAACGATTGTGGATGGTGTTCTTCATGGCGTGAACGTAGAGACGTTGCTTGAGAAACGTGAGATGAAGATTCCGGAAAATTGCTGTGTGTCTTCTACGGGGCAACTCTTTCGCAATGATGTGATTGGTATTTTTCCTAAAATCGTTGAACGTGAATACGAACAACGCACATTGATGAAAAAGAAAGCACTTGAAGCAAAACAGAAACTGGAGAAGATTGATAAGTCAAACTTGCGCGAGAGATATCTTGTAAGTCAAGAAGTCAGTCTGTATGACAATCAACAGATGGCGATTAAGATTATGATGAACTCTCTCTATGGTGCGATGTCAAATCAGTACTTTCGTTATTATGATATTCGTATGGCAGAAGCGATTACCATTTCCGGTCAGTATACGATTCGCTGGGCTGAGAAAAAGATTAACGAGTATCTCAACAAAGTTTTGAAAACAAACCAGAAGGATTATGTTCTAGCGATTGACACTGATAGTCTTTACGTTTGCCTAGACGAACTTGTAAAACAAACAATGCCTAACGAGAAAGACACGCAAAAGATTTGCGACTTTATCGACAAAGTTGCCAGTAAGAAACTTGAACCTCTACTAGAGAATGCTTACAAAGAGTTGCGTGAGTACGTGCATGCGCCCGCGCAGAAGATGGTAATGAAGCGAGAGATTATTGCATCTCGTGTTATCTTTACGGGTAAGAAGCGATACATCGCAAACGTGTTGAATAACGAGGGTGTTCAATATGCTAAACCGAAACTCAAAGTAACAGGCATTGAATCAGTTCGATCATCTACACCACAAGTTTGTCGTAAGTTGATTGAGAAAACTCTGAAGATAATAATGAACGAAGATGAATATACTGTTCAGAAGTTTATTGAAACTGCTCGCAAAGAGTTTAAGAAATTATCAGTTGAAGATGTTGCCTTTCCTCGTGGTGTGAGTAATCTATGGAAGAATTATGGTGATGGTATAGGTGTTCCAATTCATCTGACAGGTTCTCGCCGTTACAATCAGATGATAAAGGAAATGCATCTAAATAATAAATATGAATTGATACAGAACGGTGACAAGATTAAGTTTGTCTATTTGAAAAAACCAAACCCTGCAAAGCAGCATGTAATTGCTTTCTTGACGATGCTACCTCAGGAGTTTGATTTACATCGATTCATTGATTATGACAAACAGTTCGAGAAATCTTATCTCGATCCAATGACTCTAATCTTGGATTCTATAGGATGGAAAGCAGAAAAAACTAACTCACTAGAGGACTTCTTTTAATGGCTGAAATACCTCCCGAATATGCTGCGATGGATTACGGATTTAGCGCCGTCGATGAAGCAACATTCAAAGCAAATCAAGAGACCGCCGAGACTACGATTCCAACTATAGACGAGAATGATATTACACGAGTGCTTCTCAATGCACTATCTCCTCTTGAGGATAAACTTGACTCGCTATTACTTCGCAAACAAATTGATGAATCAGACGACGTTCAAGTTGCTATCGCACAAGCACAAGAAAGTCTAGGCACGAAACTTTCTGAACTGGAAAAGTTAGTCATGCCGCTTCTTGTAAATCTTCTAAAGACTGCCGATAAAGAATACATTTATTGGCCAAATCGTACAGCACAAGTTCAGTCAACCATTGATAAGGTTCTCGCTCTAACGCGAGGATAATATGGGCATCACGACTCTATTAGTTGCAATCGCAATCTCTGGCGTTGCAGCTTGGTACTCTATAGTTGGATTGATGGCAATATTTGCTGCTGCCGCAGTTCCTATTGCAATCATGGGTGGAGTTTTGGAAGTAGGTAAACTCATTACTGCTTCCTGGCTCTATCAGAACTGGAAGACCGCACCTAAACTGTTGCGTGCGTATTTAACAACATCCGTAATCGTACTGATGTTTATTACCTCCATGGGCATCTTTGGATTTTTGTCAAAGGCTCATATAGATCAGACAATCGTGTCTGGTGATAATAGTATTGAGATTGAATTTTTAGATCAACAAATCGAAGAGCAACAGAGGAGAATAGACGATGCAACAAAAGTTATTGGACAACTTGATTCAGCAGTACAAAAACTTATTGACTTCGACAGAATACGCGGAAGGGACGGCGCAGTCGCCGTGCGAGAAAGTCAACGCGTGGAAAGATCCACACTCACCGGAATCATTTCTGACGCTGGCGACAGAATTAAACAACTTCGTAAAGAAAAACAAGAATTCTCTAGACAGCAACTTGAACTAGAAGCAGAAGTTGGACCAATCAAATACATTGCTGAACTGTTCGTTGATGACTCAACAGGTCTATTAGATGATGCAGTAAGATGGGTTATTATAATTATTATTTTTGTATTTGATCCGCTTGCTGTTCTTCTTATAATTGCTGCAAATATCTCTCTTACAAGACCCAAGAAAATTAAGAAAGCAGTAAATGTAGCAAAGAACTGGACTGAAGTTGATGTTGAAACAGATGAAGATGAAGAAAAATAGTTTACTTTTTTGTATTTTTACAGTATACTAATCCTATAATCAAATAGGAGCGATGAATGTCTTTACTTGAGAAACTTGTTAAAAATTCTACAATTAAAATGACTTCTGCCATTACCGAATCAAAGGTTTATGGTAAGAAGGACATGGCACCAACGCCAGTTCCAATGATTAATACTGCTTTGTCTGGGCGACCAGATGGTGGTCTTGTTCCTGGTCTATTAATGTTGGCTGGACCTTCTAAACATTTCAAGTCAGCCTTTGCTTTAATCATGGGTGCTGCATATCAGAAAAAATATGAAGATGCTGTGATTTTGTTTTACGACTCTGAGTTTGGCACACCGCAAAGTTATTTTGAGTCTTTTGGTGTTGATATGGATAGAGTCGTTCATACACCAATCACTGATGTAGAACAACTCAAGTTTGACATTACAAAACAACTACAAGAAATCGAAAAAGATGATCGTGTTGTGATTATCATTGACTCTATCGGCAATCTTGCTTCTAAGAAAGAAGTAGAAGATGCGTTAAATGAAAAGTCAGTTGCTGATATGTCAAGAGCAAAACAGTTAAAGTCGCTGTTTCGTATCATCACACCGCATCTAAATCTCAAAGACATTCCATTAGTTGCAGTCAATCATACCTATAAAGAAATCGGTATGTTTCCAAAAGATATCGTGTCAGGCGGCACGGGTGCTTACTATTCAGCAGATGCTATTTGGATTATTGGCAGACAACAAGAGAAAGAAGGAACTGAGATTCAAGGTTATCATTTTGTGATTAACATTGAAAAGTCACGATACGTTCGTGAAAAGTCAAAGATTCCTATTACCGTCACATATGAAGGTGGTATTGATAAGTGGTCTGGTCTATTAGACGTTTGTGAATCTGCTGGGTATATTCGTAAACCGAAGGTAGGTTGGTATGAAGCTGTGAATCCAGAAACTGGAGAAGTTCTCAGCGAAAAGAATATGCGAGCGAAAGAAATTATTGGTAACAATAAATTCTGGAATATGATGTTTGAAAAAACAAATCTTGCCGAGTATATAAAGAACAAATACTCTGCTAGTTCTGGTAATATATTTCGGAGCGAAGATGATGCCGAAGTATGAAATTCTTTTTGATGAAAATGAAGATGAAGATGTTGCCAGAATTAGATTGACTGAAAAGAGATTTAACGGTATAGTATATAACTATAGAACAGTTCATATTGAAGAACAAGGAGAAGAGGCAATTCTAAAATATGAATATGATATCGTTGAGTCTCCAGTCAAATATGAAGTTCGTGATTTTGAAAATTACATTGGCGACGTGTTAGTAAACATCATAGAGGAGAAAATAAATGAGAATGGAGCAGACGATTCTAACGAATCTGATTTATGAGAACGACTACACTCGCCGCGTGCTGCCATTCCTGAAGGATGAATATTTTCAAGACGCCACTGAGAAACAGTTATTTCTTTGCATAGAATCATTCATTCATAAATATAATGGTCTACCAACCAAGGAAACTCTTCTTATTGAATTGAATCAACGCGAAGATTTGAACGAAAATCTTTACAAGAAAATCGTTGATTATGTAGACGAAATAACATATGAAAAGAAAAACGATGAATGGTTAATTAACAAGACTGAAGAGTTTTGTCAAGAAAGGGCAGTATTCAATGCAATCATGGAATCCATATCCATCATCGAAGGAAAGTCAGGAGCGCAAACGCAGGAAAAAGGAGGAATCCCTAATATTCTTAGCAGCGCTTTGTCTGTCAGCTTTGACTCTAACATTGGCCATGATTTTATAGAAAACGCTGAAGAACGGTATGAATTTTACAACCGTAAAGAAGATAGAATTCCTTTTGACCTAGATTACTTCAATCGTATCACAAAAGACGGATTGCCTAACAAAACTTTGAACATACTCTTAGCAGGAACTGGTGTCGGTAAAACTCTAGCAATGTGTCACATGGCTGCTGCTAATCTTACGCTTGGTAAGAATGTTCTTTACATTACACTTGAGATGGCAGAAGAACGTATCGCTGAACGCATTGACGCTAATCTACTTAATATTCCAGTTCAAGAGTTAGAAGGATTTCCCAAACATATATATGAAGACAAGATTAACAAGTTGAAGATGAAGACAGTTGGTAAACTTATTATCAAGGAGTATCCAACAGCGACTGTAGGTTCTGCTCATTTTCGTCATCTACTAAACGAGTTATCTTTGAAGAAGGATTTCAGACCTGACATTATCTATATTGATTACGTTAATCTATGCACATCAAGCAGATTAAAGTATGGGTCTAACGTAAACAGTTATACATATATCAAAGCAATCGCCGAAGAACTACGTGGTCTTGCTGTTGAAAGAAATCTACCAATCATCAGTGCCACTCAATTAAATAGAACAGGATTTACGAATAGTGATCCTGGTCTTGAAGATACCTCTGAGTCGTTTGCTTTACCAGCGACGGTTGACTTCATGGTTGCTCTTATCTCTAATGATGAGATGGAACAACTCGGTCAGATTATGGTAAAGCAGTTAAAAAATCGATATAACGATCCGACTCAGTATAAGAGATTCATGATAGGAGTTGACAGATCTAAGATGCGTTTGTTCAATGTCGAACAATCAGCACAGAAAGATATTGTTGATGATAACCCTGTCATGGATAAGACTACCTTCGGAGAAAGGCACGATGAAGATGAAAACATGAAATGGATGACAAAGAAGGCTGGTCGTAAAAGTTATGATAATCTTTTTGCATAGGTGATAAAATGAGTGAAAGAGGTATTGACTACTACTTAGATATGTTGAAAAAGTTATCTAAGGAAGACCGTGAGAAATTCGTTCTTAATGCTAAGATTGAAATTGCCTCAAATCGTAACGATGGTTGGTCTTTAGATTACTACGAGAACATCGTAAAGGCTGGTGAAATGATTGAAGAGAAAGGTATCTGGGGTGTTTGAGATTCTTCGAAAGAAAGGTAAGTTTCGCGTCTATGATTCAGTGAATGACAAATATGTTGCCTATTCTCAACACAAGAAAGTTGCTGAGAAAGAATCCCGCGATCTAATGAGAAATAAAGGATTTGAGGGAGAGATACCTTCTTTTTTCTATTATGATTATAATGAGATTGATTTAGACAATGCGAATTGAGACTGATTTAAAGTTAGACTATTCTAATGTTCTTCTAAGACCAAAACGTAGCACACTTGGTAGTCGTAGCGAAGTTGACCTGATTCGAAAATACAATTTTCGTAACAGTACATATTCATACGAGGGCATTCCTATTATTGCTGCAAATATGGATGGTGTTGGTACTTGGAGCATGCATGATGTTCTAAGTAGGCAAAGTATGCTTACTGCTATTGTAAAGCATTATTCTATTGATACGCAAGGCGAACATTTCAATCATCCTGGTAGCGACTTTGCTGTTTACAGTATGGGCATTACAGAAGATGATCTTAATAAGTTTGAACAAGTAAACTTTCTAAGCGGGTATACTATCAAATATGTTTGCATCGATGTCGCTAATGGTTACAGTGAACGTTTTATTGATTTTGTTGCAAGATTCAGAGATAATTTTCCAGACAAGGTTATCATGGCTGGTAATGTCGTAACTGGTGATGTGACAGAAGAGTTGCTATTACGCGGTGCGGATATCGTCAAAGTTGGTATTGGACCGGGAAGTGTTTGCACAACGCGGATTCAAACTGGAGTCGGTTATCCTCAGTTGTCTGCTGTCATTGAATGTGCAGATGCAGCTCATGGATTGGGTGGTCATATCATTGCTGATGGTGGATGTACCTGCCCTGGAGATGTAGTAAAGGCATTCGCCGCTGGTGCTGATTTCGTCATGCTTGGAGGTATGCTCGCGGGGCATGATGAATCAGAGGGTGAGGTGGTGAATGGAAAGGTATCTTTCTATGGCATGAGTAGCAGAGCCGCTAATGAGAAGCATTTTGGAGGTCTGAAGGAGTATCGTAGTAGCGAGGGTAGAGAGATTACTGTACCATACCGAGGTCCAGTCTCAGAGACCGTCAAGGATCTTCTCGGGGGGATTCGAAGCGCATGCACCTACGTTGGGGCGAGGAGGCTCAAGGAACTCCCGAAATGTGCGACCTTTATCCGCTGTTCGGACACTCACAACCGGGTATATGAGTAAGTTATTGATTTTATTCGATTTTTTTAGGGTTTACTTATTTTCGGTTAGGGTATAGAATATACCTATGATTGAAAACGAGGAAATCGAAATGACAGTTTACAAGGTTTTCCAGATTAATCTCACTGATGAAGAGATTGATACCATTAACGCCGCTGGCGATCACAACGCCGTTCCCAAGAACGTGCTGCGTATGAAGATTGGGATGTCGTTTGGTAAGCCT